CCGGGCGGATGCAAGTGTTGTGCTTGCTCATTAGCCACATAAAATATATTCTCTATCTTAATACATTATTTAAATATTAATCTTTATAATAACAATGTCTTTTAATCTCTTCTTCTATACTACATAGATTGTTTAATTTTGCTCTAATAAACGGTTTTATTTATTTGATATCCTAATATTATATATAACTTGTTGGTATATGTAAGAAATCGACTGGTAAGTTTGTGGAATAATCTTCTTACTGTTCACTCAACAAGAGAGGATATAACATGGCGCCTGAAATTTCCTAATTGGTTCTTAGTTAATACCTGCCATGGGAGTAAATCAGTAGCTTTAAAAGATGTGTCATAATAATTAAGTTTCCTGAACTTGGGAAGGATCTCAGGAGTATCAGCATATAAGGGTGACATGACATACAGTAATAAATAGAATTTATTAAGAATTCTTATACAGGATTTTGGTGGAACATCTGAAGGGCATCTACATACACTGAAACCCCTGAAAAATTCTTTACACCTATCATTGTCAAAGACTCGGATTACTAGGTTTATACCATCATACTCTAACAGTACTGAATCACCTTCCCTGATTATAGAAATGTCAACTGTACGATAATTATTTGAAACAATAATACAGAGGTCCTTAAGGTGAGGGAAAAACAAGTGTAAATTATCTTTAGTATTTTTCATATCAATATAATCAGCCAAGATAACGAGTACTAGTTGAATATAAGCATCTGTATACACCCTTTCAAAACCTTTAAATCTTGTGTACATATTTAATGTCATTTCATTATCTTTCTTTAGTCCCTTCTTGATATTATTTATTATACTCTCATCATTCCACATTGAATTCCAGCAGAACTCACTACAGATGTCGCCATAAGAAATCAAGGAGTTATTAATTCCTCTATAGATCATGTTCTTTTCTACTACTCCACATTCCCTAACAAAGTATCTATTTAGTTCAGTGGTCAACTCTATATAATCCTTGAAAATATCATTGGAAAAAGACTTTAATGGATAACTCAAAGAAAATTGATCAATGTTCTTTACTATAATTTCCTCAATTTTCCTCTGGGCTAGTAATGGGAAATGTTTTCTCCTTATTATTACTACAAAACATTCACCATTACAGGGATGAGAACTAATAGGTTTAAATAGACCATATATATAATCTATGTCAGGTATCTTTGAAATTAATGAGTACAATGTTTTATACCAAGTTATTTCTGGGATTAAAACCTTGCAGATCATCATTGATATATTAGTTCTTATTAACATTTGGTTTATATAAATCTGTAATATGTTAAAATTTGAGTTGTTTTGGGTGGATTCTGCGTCCAATGTTATTAATATTCTATCATATTGACGGATTACTATTAGAAATTTTCTAATAAATTCTGGTTGGGTTATATCTGTTTCTCCTTGTGCTGTTAGTTCTAAATTTCTTAATCTCGAAGAGAATTCAGGGTCACCCAGTGATGTTGCAGGTATTCGTTGTTCTTGGTGTTTTCTTATATCTACCTCTGGTGTTAGAAGTGTATTATATCCCATATCACAATCAAAGAATTTACTTAAACCCCAGCAGACACTTCCAGACCCTTCTGCCAAACATAATATATGATCAAAGTTACATTTATCTAGGAGATTTAAGGAACTCATCAACTCTAAATATTTACAAATTCCAGTACTAATACGTCCGAATATTCTTGCTGAGTGCTGAATAAAGCGGAGAGTGAAGTTTTTCTCTTTTTCTTCTTGTTTATTGAAAATTCTATATTTCTCTTCAAGGATATTTTTCTTTGATAAAGGATATCCTAAAACATAATTACCTGGTTGAGGGGGAGTGTTATATGATGGTATAAGGGTCCTAGTACTCCTGATGTAAACTCTATCTAATGTATTATACGCTTTATATAAGCTAAGCATGAGTTTACAATCAATTTTTACTATCTTGTAGTAAGGTGAATTAATATTCCCCTCACAAAAGGTAGACAGGTGGATACTATTGAGTTCACGGCTCATAATTTCTCTCTGCCCAGGGATTTGGTGGCCTCTCTTATAAGAATCCTTAAATACACCGGTAGAAAAATTTTGTCTAACAATTTTCATCACTGATAATTCATTTGCTGTAGGTGTATAATGACTATCTTTAGATATTTTACTTCTGATACTCCCATTTATTCCACGTAACCATGTCATAATCTCACCTACCCTGTTAACTGAGTCATCTGAGAATACTGGAATAAATAAATTTTCTATTAATTGTGGTAATTTGTCATGACATTTATTTATCAAGTCAGGCAATATAGAAGTACTTAGTTGATTGGCCTCAAAGCACTCTCCATGAGAGACAGGTACTTTTCCTAACCAATTATATAGGTCATTTAGTCTTCCTGATTCAAGTAGTTGGTTTGAGAATTTAACCAAGATATTTGTTGATGAATTAATAGGTATTATGCTTCTTTCCCAAGCATTCTTCCTAAATATTTTACTCTCATAGAACATACCTGCTAACATATAATCAAAATTCAATGTTTGATAATAGTAAGTACTTAGATTCCCTATTTTTCCTGTTTCTTGTGAATGATCATTTATGTTCTTGGAAAACATGGAGGTAGAGATCTCACTTTCTAGACTGGCTCCAATTTGTCTCCCTATCAGTACTGACATTGTTTTTCTCATTTCTATTATGCCTCCAAATCCAGATATAGTGCTCATGTCATCAGCTATAGTTTCCATTGTCATATTAAGGTGGTACTTAGGTTGGTAGTGGATCTGTTTTTTGAGGTCAAATTTAACAACAGTGACATCCTCGGTACATTTCTCACAATTGATGATTAATCCGTACTGAGGATAAATTGGATTATTTGTGATTTTCAACAGGGCTATCTGACATTCTGAGTATAAGAATGCAGTCTGGAAATGTAATAATGTATCATCTCCTCCTTTTGTGTATCTAGTGAGATTATTAGTAGAGTATCTCACATGGCTCCCTATTGTGGAATTAGTATTTCTGATACCGACTCTTTGTTCATTAGCAGCTTTCAGTCTATGTACGATGTTACCCCCTGTAATTATAGGACATATTGACTCTACATCCAAAGTTTGGACAATTTCAGGAAGATCAGGTATCTTTTCTGACATTAAATTCAATACTAAATTCCTCAGATTCTCAGCCCCCATCTTTTCAGTCCATGATTTAATTGTTGCTAGACCCTTGTAATTCTTAAATGGACTGTCTCTTATTGACAATTCTATTATTGGCTTTACAAATTTTTCATTGGTTTTGTTTCCAATATATGACTGATAAGTACCTCTTGTGAGTAATCCACTTATATCACATTGTTTTAAGTGATCAGTTGTAGTGATTACAATGGTATTATCTCTTATATTTGCTGGTATTCTATCGTAAGATTTCAATAAAAATTGGTGAGTAGGAGGTGGTTTAGATGGGCTTTGAAGATCTAATCCCCACATTGTTTCTCTTAACCAATCTGCCAGTCCTTTTGGGCATATGTTTGGAGCTTCCAATAATTGGATGGTTTCTTTCGGATTTGAAATCTTCCGGTTTTGTAGTTCATTGATGATATCTTGTGTGTTTAATTGAGAGATAAATAAAAAATCACATCCTGTGTCCTCAGAGATCACTCTTGTAATTGTTGATATATTAGTTAGTTTATTGGACAAGGTTAGTAAACATCCTGCATTACTGAATCGAATAATTTCATGGCATATTGGTAAGAATAAAGGCTGCATAGTGGATAGATCAGAAACTATCATCTCTAATGGGGTGGACAAAGTAGGGTCAAATAGCTTAAGTATGTTCGGATTTTTCACAAATTCACGGTTTTTCTCCAAGAAAAGTTTCGTGGCATTCTTCACCAGATTCTCTGTTGATTTTAATGACTGTATTGGTAGACTCCTAATATCTGAAAAGAGCTGGAGATAATTCTTCCTCTGTAATGGGTTTAAGTCTATCATTTCTATTACCTTGAGGTATAAGCTTGGGTATAAATACCTAAGATCTCTAATTAAGTCAAGCCATTGTGGTAGATTATCGTCTATACCTCTGACAGAATGATTTAGCACAGTAGATGAAGGAAAACCTCCTAAAACTGTAGGGAAATATAAAAATTTCTCTATAAAAGTATCAGTATCTTTATGATTAACCAGTTTTAATCTGAAGAAATAATGTAAAGTCTCTACTTGATTTATTGTATATGTTTTAATTGCAGTGGGTTCTGTCTTTGTTGCTCCTTCAGTTGTAGTATTTATTTGTGCAAGAGATGATTGGATTGTTACTATACCGTCATTAACATCTGTTATTAATCTTGCTAACAGTTTTGTTACCATAGCAACAGGAGAACCCAATAGATACCTTGTCTTACCAAATTCAAACAATCTGCATGAATACCATGTTTCCTGTGATTTTAATACCAACCCGACTGAGCTAAATTTTTGCTCTAATGAGTTTAAGAATGTTTTTCTCAGTAGTGCAGGATCATGAGTTTTTCTAGTGTCCAGCCTAATCACTTGATTGTCACCCTGTCCCATGATGCTGATGCTTACTTTTTGTTCCTCAGCTACCATTTTTATCAGTACTATTGTAATTAATGTCCACAATTTCTGACACATTCCTTCACCCCCACCTTGATGATTATCAATAAAATAAGGACCGGGTATTGGCTTTCCATCAGAGTCACAATCCGGAGGTGTTAATCTCGAATTAGCAAAAATCTTACACGATAGGAACCATCTATGAACTTCAGAAAACAGGTATTTAGTTCCAAATAATTGATCAAGTACTTTTCCAATAGGATGGATAAGAGAGTACCTGAAATGTAGATTCCATTTTGAAAAATCAATGTTGAAATTTGTATAGTGGTCCTTATTCCCTTCTGTCATTTGCTGTTGTCTTTTGATTACTTGGGCCTCAGAACTAGTCATCGTCTGTTCTTCGAAATAAGGAAGGACTTCATCTGCTAAATTTTTCTCTCTTGATACTTGAGCTCCTCTTTGTAAGTATGTTTGTTTTACAAAAGCTCTTCCAGAAGGCTTAAGTTCTCTTTCTTTACGGCAGAAAACTGCTGTATTATCTTCTGGGTCAAAATAACCTTTTTCTAACTGGTCCAATTTAATTTTAATATTTTTTGACATCTCTTGTAAATAAAACAAAATAACCCTCTTTTGATGAAGTTCACTGGCATGCATAGGACGTCTTTTCTTATATAGCTCCCACATTGCACATGAATCAAACTGGGAGTAGCACTGAGACATTGGAGGTGCTATAGCTGTGTCTTTTAATAGCTCAGTTTCATCAATACTATAATCATATACCAAGATAGTATCCAGATCAATTAAATTCCAATGGTGATCTTTCAGGTCATCAGACCTATAAATTCTTCTATGAGTTGAAAGGATATCATGTAAATTTGTGCCTCCTTCCTTTATTGGTGGGTACTTGTTATGCTTCAAGTAGTAAGATTTACAAAAATACTCTTTGAATTTATTAGCAACTTTTAGTGCTGTTGTGGGACAAACCTTGATTTCCATACCTCCATATTCTCTAACAACATTCAAGCTGTCTAAAACTTTAAGACATGGATGACCAAAGCATTTTGAGATACCTATCAATTCGAACCTCCCTCTAATCTCAGAAATTTTGTTACTTTGGGGAAGTAGATAGTTCTCTACTAACTGTTTTTCTGGATAATTTAATGATGAATATGTTTCTTCATAGAGTTCAACACAACCAATATCCTCAGGTGAAGAAATCACATACCCTATAAGCAAAGCATCCCATTTATTCAGGAAACTGTAAAATTCATTATCATTTTTAGCATCTCTGTGTCTATCAATTACTTCAAAGAGTTTGATTCCATTATCAAGTATCTTCCATTCTCCATATGTTTGCATTGTATCTGTCATAACCCAATTGAGGACTACAGGAAATTTGCTCTGCATTAAATCTAGTACCATTATTAGTTGACTAACAGGGAATAAAACTATTTTCTGGTGAGTAGAGCAGTAGTGAATGCAAGTCTCACTATCTAGATATGTATTGTATGATATTTGTATAAGTTTGTTAAAGAGTGATCTTCTATTGGTAAACAAATCCTTCATAATGTCTGCTCTCAATTTATCTATGTAAATTGGCAGCAATATATGGATTTTTAATTCAATTTCTTCTTTAAGACTAGAGAATAACTTGTCATAGTTGTTATAAGAATCCTCTAGGCTTCCATGAGATATTTTTGAAAAGTTTGCAAATTTGATCTGAGTGTTTTTTAATCCGAGTTTTATGATCCTCTTAAGTTGGTTTGTAATATGGTTTCTATTTTCATCAACATGGTCCTCTATAAATTGGTTTATTAAGGATTTTATGCAGGGGAATATTAGGCATCGTGAAATACTTGAGTTTACATGGTAGTCTATAGTATTCCTCTTACGGATTTCATTCCACATCTTATGTCTAGGACATCTCATTGAGTCGTCCCTGAAATTAATTATAGCTTCTTGATCATCAGCAGTAATAGGAGATGCTAGATGTCCGCCAATAATTGTTCCTTTACCAGTCTCGATGCTGGTACTTAATTGGACATATTTTCTTGGGATTTTGATCTTAATTTTCTCCTTTCTCTGGTTCTCATAGTTTTCCTCAATGCTCTTTTGTACTGTTAGATACAATACTTCAATTTTTTGCTTCCATTTTGTTAATGATTCTTTTTCTCTATCATATCTGTGTGTTCTGTTGTTTTGGTTTTGGTTATCAAATAAATCATCTTCTGCGTCGGACATCTTAACGGGTTTTTCTATTCGTAAGTGACAAGACTCAAAGATTTAGTATTAACTTGATTATAATTTTATTGATTAAAGATTTTATAAGAAAATGGATGGAATTCTAGTAGCATCTTTTATACCATAATGTAGGAGTGATTCTTACCTGTCTGTTTTGTTTGAACCAACTGGCTCTTTACTGTCTATGGTCCCAGTTGTGACTAATTCTATATTTACTTCTTCTTTACAAAACCTACAATTGACTAATGTTTTTGAAAAATTACTATCAGTTTTAGTACTTATCCTAACATTGATCATCATTCCACAATAGGGACACATGATTTTAGTCTCATACATTCTCTTTTCTTAATATAGTATTTAATTTTGGGTATTATTACAGATATGTGACTAGACTCAACGGGTTTTATTAAGATTATATGTTTACGATTTAAGATTATTAATTCTTGGGGTTAATATTGCTGATAATATAATGTTTTAGTTATAATTTTTATATAGGTAATTAATAGGCTGATATTTTATACTTGTTTTTAAGGTTAGCCACAAAGGTCTCCCATCTCAGCATCAGTGTTTGCATTCTGTCGATTAGCTTTGACCACTCTCCTGTTCTCAACATAATCAAAGACTCTTGCCCATGGAGATAAGAGGTAATCTATCTTAGGTCTTCCTGTTAACCTTATTATGTTTATATTGAGGAATAGCTCAACTAGCATTTTGAACAAACACCAGATAACCCAGAATCCAGCACAGAAGGAACCAAAAGATTCCAACCATCTGAATGCATTGATCAGGAAATTTCCCATCCTATTTTGGAGGGTTGAAAGGTCTTCTTCGCTAAATGAGTTTGCAACACTGCTTACAAGTCTGCCATTGTTATCCCAAGTCAATGAATTCCTTGCTATGTTGTTCATTGCTGCATTAGTTGAATCAGGCATCATTAAGGTTCTCCTGAAATCAGACAGAGCATCTTGAGAATATGTTCCTGCTTTCAAAAATCCTTTGGGCATAGTAAAATGCCACCTTTCAGGAACATCTGGTTGGAGCAATTGGGGTTCTTCTATCGGGATTAAAGATTCACTGCCACCGGCAAACCAATTTCCATCAATTTCCCATGTTATGGGAAATAATGAATTACATTCTGTTTCTGTCCCAACATGACTCAATAGTTTGGTTCTGGGTTGTAGGAACATTGTTTTATTATCATAGACAACTGGCAACTCTTGATAACATTTATTTTGCACTCCCTTATGGTATACTGAGACTGGTTTACATTTCACCATAAAGATTGTATCTCCTGCAAGTTTTCCAGTATAACCAGGACCTTTGTAGTAGTTATACGCAAAATGGTTGGGAGAACCATAAGCTAGCCCAATGGAAGTTCTGATTCCTTCAGCACGATCCAGACATCTATCCCTGGCTACTTTTTCTGCAAAATCATTGTTTTCTTTCCTTATATGATTTAACATAAAGATGAGTTTAGTGTTTACAAAAGTACTCAGGTCTACCTCTTTATCTTTCATTGTAGTTACTGTACCCAAGCTATCCCATTCTTCTTCTTCTATGATAAGCAGCCGAGGATGTTCAGACATGACAACAGTTATTAAATTGCAGAATTTCTTCTTACCACTTACAGTTATTGCAAATTCTGATTCTCCAGCAGTATAGGTGTACATTTTTATAACTTCATTATCTGTAATCTCTTTTGTGTAAACTGCCTTGCCAGTGTATAATACACTTAAAGGTCTCTCTTTGTTACAGATTTGTCCTTCTACCTGGGTGTCCCAAAAACAATTTCCGAGTGTTGGTGAAAAGCATTCTCCCGATGTGAATTGACATATCTGTCCATCTCTCAGTTCCATTTGTCCATTTGTAAGATCTACAAAAGCATTTGTGGTTTTATACAGCACTTTAAAATTTGTTACAACATAAGGTTTATCCATATAAATACCCCGAACAGTTAATGGGTCTCCTTCAGTACAAGATCCGTCTTGATTAGACCCTCTGGTTATTGATACTTGAGTATTAGGGTAATTACTCATGAGTCCCTCCATACCTAGTTTATATCCATATGGAGCAAAATCTACCTTTCCTGTTCTTACAAGTAGGATACAGTCTTTCCTGGTGAGCCTGATTATCTCTGTAGATAGAACAATGCCATAAAATGTGTCTAGGGTTGGTCCACATCTATTGTAGTGGTGTATTAATTCAACTAGGCAGCTGAATACCTCTGTGGAATCTATGTCTCTGAGCTGTACAAGTTTAATTTTCTTATTTTCACTTGTTATATTTTGTCTTGCATTGTCACATACTCCGATTTTTGTTAGAGAAATCCTGGTAATGTTAGTTTCTTGAGCTGAACAGTCATAACCAATTATTCCATATACACTATGTAAAGTATATACACTTACTGTTATAAAAAGAATGAACTGGAAATTATACATATTGTATAGTTTTAAATGTTCTTTTAAATATAAATTCTATGATGACTGAACTCAATATTTTATTAAAACGGGTTTTCTTAAAGTGGGTTTTCTTATATTTTAATTCATTTTTAATGAATTAATTTTATTTTATTTAATAAGGATTGAGTATCAAATATATTGAGTATTGTAGTCATTTATTGTGGGTTAGGGATCATATAACCATCTTCTCCTACCTCAGAGACATATAGCTCAGGTTTCTGGAACAATGTTAATAAAATGGATATGTATTCTGTAATAATAATTCGGTTAATATATACTAAATAAACCAAGTAGACTGCAATAATTGAAACTAATAGTCATAATATCTTATCCCAGTAATATACAATCTGGTCTGTAGTGTCAAGGCAACTATATACTTCATATCGGCAATGACTTGGTAATTGGGGGTATATATTTTCATGTGTTGAAAAGTCTGTCCCCTGGCTATCATTCTTTATTCCAATTACACTATGGTTAAGTGTAATTTTTACTTCTACCCTTAGTAAATATGATCTAATAAATTCCCTATTATATAGATGAGGTATTCCATGACAAGTATTGTTTACTTCATTTATTGTTCCTATTGCAAAGCCATCTATCAATACTTCATTTTTATTCCGTATAAAAGGGAGGTTATAGAATTCTCTCATAACTTCATTTTCATTATTATGTAATTTTACACATTGTTTTAATGGGTCTGCTTGGTATCTTGGATTGACACCAACAGCCTTCAGGGGTAATACACCATTATTACATTCATAATGATATTCTGTAATATCATATGCACAACTTTTCATAAGTATCAATAGTTTGTTGTCTATAATATTGGCCCAGCCATGTTGGAGACCAAATATTATTATAATGAAATAAGGGCTGATATTTTTATATTCCATATTGTTACAAGTTAATGAACCAGATAGAAAGAGACTAAACTCAACTAATATCAAAACGGGTTTTTTCTAATTTATTTGTATATGTTACTTATATCTCTGTAGCAAAACCTCCTCTTTTTGGCTTACATTCAAGTTGTTGTGTATATTGTCTGGCTTTTTGGGAAGTACTAGGGCCCTCCAAAAATGGTAAGTCTAGTGTAGTTTGGGGCTGATTAAGTCCACTATGAGCTGATGGATACTGTACACCTCTAGAGTTCTTTGCTATCAGACTCTCTAAATCATTTGTATGAGAGGTGGCATCATTTATAAGTTTATGGATCTTATCAGTCAATTGATCCCATGTCTTACATTTTATAATCCGGTTGATCAGATCCTCAGTTAATTGATCCTCCACATCAAGCTGGTGGTGGGTGACTCTTTGGGCCTCAGGAATTCTTTTTCCGACATAGGAGATGGCAAATCTCTCTAAGAGTTCCCAGCATTTTTCATTTTCCCCTGACTCTCTTATCCGGTTATATTCCGAGATTTCTGAAACACTCATTAGAGTCGGTAGGTCTCTTCCTATAATTTCTTCTCTCAGAGAATAACATAATGAAAGGAGAGGTGGACAGCTTGATGGGAGAATTATTGAATAACAATTGCTTCCTCCTTGTGTCCTTCCCATTTGTATTGTTGCTGTTGATGATCTCTCAAAAGCTACCTCAAGTTTCTCCCCTGGTCCTTCATTCAAAAATTCCTCCTTATGTAGTAGTTCTACTACTGGAAGGGATTCTCCTTGGTCTTCCTGTTTTAAGTATATTTCATTGGCCATAATGTCTGCATTATTTTTAATATATTTCATGATCCCATTTTTCCCCTTTATACTTGCTGCATCTCTATTTAATTTATTGGCATGGTTAATATTTCTTACACAGACATAACATGGGGCTATTGGATGTGGCATGCCACATGAATTCTCTATTGCCATTTCAGGACTCAACATGTACCATTGTCCTATTATTCTTTTTATCTCTTGATGGCATATTAGAGAATACTTATATTTGTTCCCAATTATATAATCAATTATTTTCCCCTCTTCCGCTTCAAAATATATCCTTATATTAACAGAGTTCAATTCATGAAAATCATGAGAACTCATTGTTTCAATCATTTTCATCCAGTTTTCTGTCCAAGTCTTATCTTTAGCATCGAGAAATGGCATTCTTCTCTTCTTCTTAATGGATTCATTTGATTTAGTCTTGTCTGTGAATAGTTCTATATATTCTTTCCATTTTTTCTGAAGTTTATCCTCATTAAAATCAGGATAGCCCAGTGTAGATAATATTTCTTTCCAACTGCCAGTGTAGCTTACCCGTATGCTCTCTGTTACACCCTTTGACATTGCATTTATTACAACCCATGTTGCAATCAGACTTCCCTTTACCATCTCATATGGAGCAGAATTATAACCATAAATTCGAATCATCCAGTTAAGGCTTGACCATTTAATAAAATTTGCCCCTAATTGGGTTATATCATGTTTTATCAAATCTTTATTTGTCTCAGGAATGTATTTCATTATTCCCTCCATATTAGTATTAGGCATACTTGTCTTGTTGATTATTAAAATTTATTAAATTATCGATTGTGACAAGACTCACATTTTAAAATTAACGGATTTTATTAATGATATTTAAATAGATATTACTCAGTTTCTTTTCCTTTTTCCTGGTTGGTATATTCCTTTGTCAACATTTTAAGGAAACCTCCTAAATCAAACTGGCTACCACCAGCTAGATTTGATTTACAATGAAGTAATGTTTGAACCTCCTGTACTATTTCATTAGAGTTATCAGTTCCATCCATCTGAGTCACATCAGCAACATTTAGTAAAGTTTTCGGAATACTCTTGTCTAGCATGGTTGAATTGTAGTTTTTCATTTTTCCATGTTCATTACACCATATTAAAGTCAAGGAATACAAATTTATGAACTTTGCATGAGCAAAACCATCCAAAACATCAGGCTGAATATACCAAGAATACAAGAATCCAGTATCATTAGATTTTTTATTATAATACTTCAAGAAATCTCTCACTTCAACAACCATTCTTTTATCAAAGAACCCTTTTAATGGAGTACCTGCCAGCATATTATGTGTTTCCCGAACCATTGTCATCCCATTACCTTCCATTAGAAGATAAACATATGATAACCAGCTAAATTGAACCTGAGTTTTCTTCATAACTATTTTATTATATAGTATTTTCTTTGCCTTTGGTGATAAAATCCCTTGTAATTTGGATAGAGACTCCGGTTTCCAGATTGTTTTAGTAAAACTTCCTTGAAACTCTGCAATTCCACTAGAATTTCCGAGCTGGCTGCAGAATGCTTTATACCTTTTAATGTAACTTTCAGCAGCACTTGTTTCATTGTAAGATTTTGCGTGCCCATGTACTGATAAAAATACAGCGAAATTTATCTCTTCCTCCCAGGCAAAGGTACCTTTCTCCAATGTTCTATCATGTCTTTCAGCAAACCATGCCGATAGCACTTTAGCAGTAGGGTTCTCCCATTCACAAGTAGAAAATTCATTCCATATTTGCAACCACTCATCTTCTGTGTCATCCCAGAGCCGAAATCCCAATATGCCAAGCTGCAAGCTTCTGAATAACATCTGCTCAGTTATTTTCCCTCCTGATGCAACAAGTAATTCTGAAATCAAATTCGTTATTCTGGTTGAACCCATTAAACCAAGACACCCCAGTATTAGTTTAGCCGCTGACCATGGAATTACTTCAATCTTTTGTGATTTAAGATGGAGTGCACTAGTATACAATCGAGTTAATCCCATAGGTAGATTTGGAGCTCCAATTACCCGTAAAAATGATACTAGCTCATAATTAACATAAGTTACCTTGTTCTCAATATCATTCCAAACTGCTCCCCCAAAGACACTATCAGGATCTACAAATCTTAAAAGGCTTGAGTATTGATGGTTTGCGTCTATCTGAATTACTACATCATTATACTTAGCAATCCAGAAAACACAAGGATATTGGACTTGTCTATAAACAGTTACAGAAATTCCTACCACTTCCTTGTTGATAAGTTTATCTCGAGCATCAGGTGATAATTGAGAAAATACTGTTTCATACTCCTTATCTTCTTCATTAACATTCATGACTTTCCCTTTTTCCTCAAAACTTGACAATATAGGACCCAATGCTCCTTGAGTTTCATTTCGTTTATCCTTGTCACCCATTTTTGTCTCTAAATCTGTTAGTATTTAAATTATTAAAAAATAACTTTATAACGACAAGACTCAAATTTAAATTTAAAATAAATTTCCAAATGTTAAGATTTTCTTATTAAATATTCCTTCCTATCTACGAGCCCCATCCCCTCTGACATTCAATTAGTAGA